GGCATCCCCTACAAATGGTTTTATGGGACCAAGGGTGAAGCCTGGAGCAAGTGTTTCAATGATATCGCTGCGTTCTGGAAGTACGCGCACCGTATCGGCACCAAGGTCTTATGGCATAATTTTGTCAAGACGGAACTTCTTTCCACAGTTAAATTGGACTCTGATAATGTTAGGTCTATAACAGGTCCAGATATATCTTATCTGGCCTGTACTGCCAGGATGTTCCAAGACTTCAACGAACGTCTGAAAACTTGTCATTATAAGACCTCTTCCTACCTAGGCTTTACCAAATTCTTTGGGGGCTCGGATGCAATGGCTCAATCTATAAACCGTTGCAAAAATAAGGAAGAGGGCGATGCAAGCAAGTATGATGCTAGGCTCGTAAACTGGCTCAGGTTAGTAATCAAGGAGTACCGGTGGGGAACCATGCGGGAATCTGATAGAACGCCTGAGAATCGTGCCCGTATCGATTACTATTACCATGAATCTATGTGTTCATGGCTTGTGACCGGACTCGGGTATGTTTTGGCCACTGATCATGGTCTTAAATCTGGTGAGATCAATACTTCGTCTGATGGTACATTGGCCCATTTCATCGTCATTGCCTTGAGCTACATGAGGTTAGTTTCTAATGACTATGATCATTTTAAACATCATGTAAAATGTGCTCTTTATGGTGATGATGAACTCATCTCCATGAGTGATGAGGTCGTGGCCCAATTCTCAGCCGAGAAAAGGGCACCCATCTACGAATCCTGTGGTGTACACTTCAAACCTGAAGCTGCCGTTGAATCTACAGACCTTAGTGGATTGACCTTCCTTGGCGGGAGGTTCCATATAGATCCTTTCTCCGGCATGTACATCCAAACCCCTTCAAATCCTCGCAAGATACTGGCCTCATTATTGAAGCCTCAGTCAAGGCAAAGCCCAGGCCAGACACTGGTCAGGGCTATTGCCCTGCTGGTGGAGTCCTACTGGGACCTGGATAACAGGAACCTTATTTGGGGCTTTATCCAGTGGCTCTATTCACGGGGTGTCGAAGTTGACTATTCGGCTGATTTTTCGACCGATGACTTTTACACCCCTCTTGAGTTGACTCGTAAGAGGATACCCACCCTTAGGGAAATTCAATCCCTTTGGCTCGGGTCTGAGTAGGATAATTGAATTGGTGTATGGTGTGACCTTCCTTTGCAGGTTTATAATTGTAATAGCTACCTCCCTGCATAAAATTAGATTGGCATGCTGCTGCATGATTGATTTAAACACACTACTCCCGCAACTTTGTATCATATTACCGGTGATTCTAGCTCTTGCATTATGGCTCGCAAGAAGAATGGGAGTTCTAAACGGGCAAATAGCCCTGGTAAACAGGTCCCTAGAGCAAGTAAACAAGTCCAACAAGGACTTGGAAGCGGCTCTGCCAAACAATCTGCCCCAGCGTCTAACCGAGCTAATCTCGGCACTAAATTCGCGATGAAAAATATCGGGACCAATGGTGATCTTGTAGTCACTGGCTCCGAGATCATTGGAGTTGCTAACAACGCAACTTCTGGGACCATCATAATGATGGTTGATTTTAATCCTGTTACTTGGACAAGTACCCGAATAGCCAGAATGGTGCCTCTCTTTGAGACTTATAAGATTATGGGCTTGCGCATAACGTATGTGCCGGCCTGTAGCACCACCACTAGTGGGCTCGTTTTCATGTATTATGATCGAGATCCCAACGACCCTCCGATTGGAAATATCAATACCCCAGCCAACTTGTCTCGGCTGATGTCCAATCAAAATGCGGTTGCTGGGCAGGCCTGGAAACCTGCCACTCTCAGTTACTCCACCGGCCCCTCTGACAACAATGCCTACTTTGCTGCACCTGTCACTGACAGTGGAGATCTACGGCTCACTTCACAGGGAATGGCTTATGCGTATACCAACGCTACCACTGGGACTCTGGCTGGAGGCATATTCAAGATTGATTATAATATCAAGCTTTTGACTCCAACTGGCCCCACCGGTGTTCCCAATAGTTATTCAGGTTTTACTTACCTGAATATGAGCTACGTTGCAAACACTACGGCTACGCCCGCCCCAGCTCAGATGACATTTTCTTTCTCCATGGCATCTGAGGTTGTTTACCAAGTTCTCACCGAGTTCACCACCACCATCTTAGTTGATGGTTTTGCGAAGATACTAGCCCCGTACACCCCGTACTATATGAGGTATTTCAATGCCTCTTCGGTGTGGCGCATGTATTCTTCTCTGGATAATTGCCTCACGGCTTCCTCGGACATCCTCCAGGTTCCAGCCAATGGCGCTGGCAATGGCGGTTATGGGTGGATTCGTTCCATCATTAACATAGCCGGTGCCTCTGCCAATGAGACTGTTTAAGGTCTCATGACCTTGTGAGGTCTTTAAACTCACACGACGAGGTTCATCTGGACAATTTAGTAGTCCAAATGGTCGTTAAACGTAACCTTAAGGCAACAATAGCTCATAGATCTCCCCGGGATTGGTGAGTTATGGGGTGTAACGACCCCCCTTGGCCAGTTAACCCCCTTCAGGAGGGGCTGGTTGCTTACCCACATTGAGTTATGGGAGAGCGACTGGCAAATCTGAAAGTATGGGTCTTTAAAACCCCGCCCCGGTGGCTTCTGGCCGGACGAGGTGCTGTTCCTAACGGATATGCCCGCCCACGTCTTGCTATATAGTTGCTGGGGTTGCCGCAGCCGAACATAGAAGCAATTCTGCTTCAATGTTTCCGGGAATCTCGACCCCGCGTAGGCAGAGGAATGGTCTCCAGAGACCGAAAATCTGGCAACCCTGGTGGTTTACTCTTAAGTGGTGAGCCCCGGGGGGGCCCAGTTACTGCTTTTGA